ATTTGACACCTATTGTCACATATCCTTGTTTCCTTCCAGCCCTAGTCACAAAAACTTTGATGCTTTTTGACAGTTCATTTGTGTCTTTTGGTGCAAGTGATTTTGCTGCATTCTTTACTTTTCCACCAACTTTTCTGAATGCTGCAATGAAAAACTTTTTTTGATCAATTAAATATGGAAGTTTTGCCAAGTCTTTTTGAACTCCTTGCCATCCTTCAAGTCTAGTCACATTCATATTGAAACATTTGTTGTGATCACTTGCAGATATTTTTCCCTTCCATCAATCACATTGATTGCATCAATGAAATATCTTTTTGATTCAAATTGAATATAATCTTCAACATCTGCTGTTTGCATGACACCACCATTTCTGCAATAGAATTCAACCATCTGATTGTTCTGCATTTGTTTTCCTTGTTCATCAACTTTTCCACCCTTCCATTGAACATCAGACCAAATTTTTTCTGTTTGTGCAGTATATGTGATGTCATTGATTCCACCATATGTTGTGTCTGCAACTTGTGTTCTTTTATATAAAACAATCAAACGATCCATCATTCCAACTGCAATCATAATGTTTGGATTTTTAATGTGTCCAACAAAAATTGTGCTGTCCTTGGAATTGATGATGCAATCCTTCCAACAATCACTGATTGTCTGTTTTCATACATGTCAGATATTGTGATCAAAACTGCCTGGATTGCAACTTCATTCAAACTTGTTCCAGTTCCAATGTCCCATGTTGCTCTGGTTGAAAATTCAATGACAATGTTTCCAGTTCCAACCCTTAAATCTGGATATGAAAATTGATCGTATAAATTAATTCTTGACCTTTCTGATCCACTGTCCACATAATATTGTGCAGATGATAAAGTTTGAAAAACTGATGGAATTGCTGAATCATAATATTGAATAGAATGAATGACTGAAACTGCTGAAACTTCTGGAACATCAAGTGTTTGATCCCAGTTGTCACATGTGAATTTGTATCTGTTTGATGTGAAATTAATTCCAGTTAAATTTTCACAAAGCATCTGTGCTGATTTTGTTAATCTCAAAATATATGAATCATCATCATTGTGTCCAACTCTCAAATGTTCTTTTGCTTGTTCTAATGTCACCAACCAATTTCTTTCTGATGATGGCAACATTGGTGTGATACCTCTTTGTGGAAGTTTGGTGTTGTAAAAAAAAGGATTATTGATTGACATATGTTTTTGTTTAAAAAAAAAGGGATGGTGTTCAGACCACCCCTTTTCAAATTATTTTTGATCTATTATAATACAGAAGTATATTTCACAAATGATGCCCCAGATGCAACACCCCAATCCATATGGTTGTTCATAACCAATTGAACTTCATTGTTTGTTGCTCTTGAATAAGGATCAACCAAGATGTTTGATGGTCCGAAAGTTGCCATATAAACTCTTGAAAAGTCACCAAATAAACCATCAGCAGATGTGATCGGTGGTCCACCAGCAGTTGCTGGTGCAGAACTGAAATATCCATCATAGCCCATCAATTTTCCATCAATATATGCAGCATAAACAGATGCAACTTGTGCAGCACCTTTCAATCCAGAATACATTGCCCAGTTGTTCACAAATGCAAGATTTCCATCAAGACCATGATTGTTTGCAATTGTTTGAATTGCTTCAAGTGCATCAGATGCAAGACCAGCAGATCCACCAGCAACAGATTCTGTGAAAGTTAAAACACCAGCAGTTGCAGCAATTGCAACTGGTGCAGATGCAACAGAAGTTGATCCAAACATTGCAGCATCAATTTGTGTTGCCATGTTTCTTGCCATGTCATTCATCACTGATGCTTCAGCAGCAGTTCCATTTTGTGCAAGAATTACATTTGAAAGATTTGCATATCCAGTCAATCTTTTTGGTGTCAATGTAACTTTTCCAAAGTCAGCACCACCATCAGTAGCAGCAGCAACTTCACCAGCCCATGCAACAGTTGATCCACCAGCAATTGGAAGAACTGTATCAGCAGCAACAGTTCCAAGATTGTTCAATCCTACTCTGTTATATAGACCAGATGCTTGAAGTGAATCAACAAATGCTCCAACAGCAGTTGGTGCAATAGCAGAATTCGTTTGGTCAATTGCTCTTTTTTCAGTCATGAAAGTTGGAAGTCCAATTCCTTGAAGTCCTTTTCTTGCTTCACCTTCTGCTTCTTGATGCATTTCTGCTTCAATACCAGTTAATTGACCACCATTTCTCAATTCATTCACTGCTTTAAATAGTGACCACCCTCTTGATGCTTTGTCAGTGTCAACAGATCCAACAGCAACACCAGAAACAGATGCTGATCTTTTCAATTGGTTTTCAATTTTTTCTGCTCTAACAATTAAAGCATCAACATCATCAATGTTTGACAATAATGTGTCCACTTCTTTGTTTTCTTTTTCTGAAAGATCTCTTGATTCAGTTGTTGCAAGGTCCTTGATTGTTTCAAGATTTGCAATGAATTCTGATCTTTCCTCTTTTAATAATACGGAATTTTTCATTTTTATTTCTTTTTTAAAATTTTGATTTTTAGTTCTAGTAAATTTCTTTTGATCAAGTCAATTTCTTCATCCCTTCTTTGTTTTTGTTCATTGTATATTGCCAACCCTCTTTGTGCAACAGCCAGATCATTTGCACCTGGATATGCTGGAATTGACACTGGGCTGACATCATACAATCTTTTCACCTTGTTGATTGTTCTGATGTCCCTTCCATTTTCTTTGTCCCATGAATCATCCTGGATTGTGAATGCAAAACTGGATTGACTTATGTCACCCCTTTCCATTGACACCAACAGATCCCTTCCAGAACTTGTATCTGGAACACTGAATTCATATTTCAAACCCTTTTCATCAATTGACAATTTCAATGTCCCACTTGAAACCCTTGCCAAAAGGTGATTTGGATCATGGTTGAAAAATGCTCTGACATCATTGTCAAGAACATCATCAAATGCATTCTTGTGAATTCTTTCTTTGAATCCACCTAGATCTTCACTCAATTGATCAAACACTGCTGCATGACCAACCACCACTTGTTCTGTTGATTCACCATCCATTCTTTTTTCCAGTTTAACTCCAAAGAATCTTTTTTCCATTTCGTTTTTGTTGGTCCAAATATTTGATCTTTCAACTTCTTCTTCATATTCATCAACAATTTCTTCTGGACCTTCTTCTGGAATGTCTGATTCTTTGATTTTTATTCCTTCAAAGTTTTCATCTTTTTCATATATGACTGTGATTGTTTCATCATCTTCAATGATTTCCTTCACATGTCTGTTTTCTTTTTTTGCCATATTATATTTTTTATTCAATTTCCTTGTTGACCATTTGCAATGTTTCCATTGATTTTGGCATATATAGTTCATCACCAGAATTCACCTTGTTCATGTTTTCTCGTTCTCTTACTTCATTGACTGTCATTGCACCAATGTTGATCATTTTTTCATAGAAATTTGCACGATCATTTGGTGATCCACGCAACAAACCATTCACATCAAAGTTCACAAACACTTGACCTTGTTCATTTTGTTTGAACAATTTCAGATTCATTTCACTTTCTAAAATTGAAAGATATGGTTGAATTGTATATCTTACGAATTCAGCTGATTGTTGTTCAATATTGTTGAAAGATGATTTTGAAAGATCCTTCAACATGTGTGGTGGTATATTGTAAACCCTTGCAATTTCCTGGATTGCTAGATCCCTGGATGCAAGAAACTGTGCTTGTTCATTACTGATTGAAACTTGTTGAAACTTCAATCCTTCTTCCAGGACCAAAGTTTTGTTGGCATCATTCAAACTTGAATATTGTTGTGCAAATGAAGTTTTCAATCTTTCAATTGAAAGTTCTGACATCTGTCTGTCTGTTGATAAAACTCCAGATAATTTTGCACCATTTCTGAAAAATGTGTTTCCATAAGTTTCAACAGCTAAACCCCAGCCAATTGCATTTCTGCATTGATCAATTGGTGACAAACCAATGTGACCATTTGTGGACAATGTTTTGAAGTGCATCACTTCATTGTTTGAATATATTTTTTTGTCATGTGTGTTTTTATAAAACACTTCATTTTCTTTGAATATCATTTCAATATGATCAGCATTCAAACAATACAAATCAATTGGAATTCCAGCATCATTTCTTTCAATGTAAACATATGAATTTCCATCAAGACAAAGATCAACAATGATTTTGCTCAAGAATGAAACTTTGGTTTGATGTGGATTTGGATTCAATGTCAAGATCCTTGACAATGCATGTTCATCCAATTTGATGACATCACCATCAGATTCCCTTTGACAAACTTCCAATGGAATTTGTGAAATTGATTCAGACAATAATCTGACAGCATTGAACACTGGTGTGAATCCCATTGCTGTTGTTTTGTTGACTACTGCACCAGACATGCTGTTTGCATACATGAAATTGTTCCAATATGGATTTGATCTTTGTTCTGTTTTTGGTGAAAAAAGTCTTGTGATTGGATCAAATATTCCCATGCTGTGTGTTTATTTTTTCCAAAAATAGTCATTGAAACATGAACGGACATGGAAATCAGTTTCATTTTTTTCTGTTTTTTTCTTCTCTAGTGATTTGATTCTGTTTGATTATCTCCATTGTTTAATACTAGCAGTTGTCAACACTTGCAAAGTTGCTTAAAAGTCACCAAAATTGATCTGGATGCATTTGATCATTTTAATATATTTGTAAAAATTATGATCTTTTTGATCCTTTTATTGTGTGAAACTCTGAAAGAATCATATGATGAATATTTGTTCAATTCAAAATATTTGAAAAATTCAAGTTCTGTTTTTGCATATGCTTCAACATATGTTCTGGATGATTTGCAGTGATAAAAATATCTTTCATCAAATCCATTTTCTGTCAACATGTTCAAAATATGTTTTGGATATTTGATCAAAATCCAATGATTCCACGACCTTCATAGACTGATCCACTTGTGTCTGAAAGCATCCATTCACCAATGGACATGACAGTTGAAACAACACCATCCACTTTTTCACTGGACCTTCCTTTGTCAATTTTGCAATTATTTGCGGGATCTGTTTTCAATTGAATGTTCTGCATTTGCCAACGCATGACTGGATTTCCACCATGAACAATTTCTTGCTTCAAAACCATCTTTTCAAGTTCTTTTGTTGGTGCTGATTGACTGACATATCCCATTCCAAATGGTGAAAGATTTGCACCATCATCTTGAAGTTGGATCACCAGTTGTGATGCATTCCATCTGTCATATGCAATGGATTGAATGTTGTATTCCAAAGCAAGATCATTGATTTTTTTTCTTATAAATTCATAATCCTGGACATCACCTTCTGTCAAATCAATGAATCCATTTCTTGCCCATTCCAAATATGGGACTTTGTCCTTCCTGGATCTTTCTTGTGCTGTCATTTTTGGCAACCAGAAAAATGGCAAAATGTGATATGTTCCATCATCCATTGGAAAAAACAATGTCAATGCTGAAAGATCTCTGACTGATGAAAGATCAAGTCCACCAAAACATGGTCTGTTTTTAAGATCTTGAATGTTCAATTCCTTATCACATGCCATCCATTGCTGATCAGACAGCCACTTGGATTCACTTGTGGTCCACTGATTCAGATGCAACCTTCTGAATGCATTTTCATATGATGGCAAATCCATTGCCAATTTTGCTTCTTGTTGCATGTATTCTTTACGGACCGAAATTCCATAGTTTGGATTTGCTTTCATCCAGGTGGATTCCAGTGAAATATCATCATCATCATCTGCTGCATATATAACTGGAAGGAATGTTGGATCATCAATTGATCCTTCTTTCACCTTCTTTGCATATGAATGCATGGTCCAACAAATGTTCCCATCAGTTTTGTTTGATCCAGCAGTTGTCAATGCAATCAACAATGGTTGTGTTCTTGCACCCATTGAAGTTTTCATGGTGTTCCAAAGTTCATCAGATGGTTGTGTGTGTAGTTCATCAAACAAAATTGCATGGGCATTGTGTCCATGTTGCAACTTTGCATCTGCTGACAATGCTCTGTATGTGTTTCCCTTTGCTGGATTGATGATTGATGATCTGTAAATTTCAGCACGATTTTTCAAATCAGGATCACTCTGGATCATGTTCTTTGTAATATCAAAAATGATTGATGCTTGATTTCTATCACCAGCACAACTGAACAATTCTGCACCAAGTTCTTGATCTGCAAAAAGAATGTATATTGCAAGTGCAGCAGCCAGTGTTGATTTCCCATTTTTCCTTGGAATTTCAATATAACATTGACGGAATTTTCGCAATCCAGTTTCTTTGTTTTTCCATCCAAACAAAGGTTTGATGATGTCATCCTTTTGCCATTTTTCCAGTATCATTGGATGACCAGCCAGTTCACCTTTTGTGTGCTGAACAAATTTTTCAATGAATGAAACAGCCCTTTCTGCTTCAACTTTGTCAAAATAATATTCTTTTTTATTAGTCAAAATAGTTTGTTTGATTGTTTTGAATGTTGATTGATGGTGCTGAAATTGATGTCCTGGATGATGGTGTCAAACCAAATTCCCTTGCAATTTTCAATGCTCGGTCCAATGCATCATTGGCAATTTTTTGGTATGGAACTGACTGTGCATGTTTGATTGTTCCATCTGTGTTTTTATAAATTTGAATCCTTCCTTTTTCACGCAACATCATTT